GATCAGGGTGTCAGTCATCACTTCCCCCTTTCCAGATCCGCTGCCCGCTTGGCATCGACCAGCTCGGCCTCAAGCTTTCGGATCGTGGCGTCGGCACGGCTGAGATCGGCCATCAGCTGCTGCACTTGCACTGACAGCGCCCGGTTCACAGCCTCAATGGTCGGCTCGCGGGTCACCTGACCACCCGCCTGGCATAGGCAGCACCGGCACGGCTGACCCGCTGCAGTGCGCTGACGCCTTGGTAGTGGCAAGCGGCGGCGATCCGGCGATCGCCTTTGGCGCCGCGGTAGCACATGGCCAGGTGGCGCATCCCCCATTCGGTCTGGACCGCGCAGCTAGCCCGCCTGATCGATGGCCCTCTGTAGCCCATAGCGCGGGCTGTAGACGGCATGATCTGAAGCGGGCCACTGGCACCGCTCTTGTTATGGCGATGGCACTGTAGCCCGCTCTCTGCCCTTCCTACACGCAGCGCCAGGTCTACCGGCACCCGGTGCCGTTTGGCCGCGGCTGTCACCAGTGCGGTGGCGTCGGAGGCGGTGGCCGGTTTAGGCGCGGTTAAAATAACGCCAATCAAAACAATCCCGGCCATGCCATAGGTATAGGCAAGCAAGTGCTTTGAAAACGCTTGGGAATTATACTGCTGCCGGGGTCGCCATTTCATTACTTCGCCCTTGTTTTAATTGGGGAAATTTGATTTTTGCCTAAACCTGGTGGGGGTGGTTTAGGCAGATTGTGCTCAATACGTTCCGCCGTGACCGCCGCCAAACGCTTCCGGTTGGCAGTCTCCGTGTACCTCTCAGCCTCGCTCAGACGGCTCCAGGTGAACATCGCCATGAGCTCGTGCGCCGAGGCGCCAGCCTCTGCCGCGATCGTCGCCCCAGCCTTCCTCAGACCGTGGGCGCGTCCCGGCACACCGGCTGCCCGGCACGCCTTGCCAAACCAATTGCCGAAACTGGCCTCGCTAGCAAAGGGCGTGCCTTTCTCCGTCACCAAAAACACCAGGTCGCCGGTAGGGGCAGCGTCGATCGACGCCTGCAGCCGGGCGAAAACCGGAATGCTCGCCCAGGCTTTGGTCTTCTGGGTCTGGATCGTGATCACCCCGTCCCGAACATGCTGGCGACCGACCCGGTAGAGATCGGAGCGCCGCAAGCCGGTGAACAGGGCAAGGTCCATTGCCAGCCGCTCGCGCGTGCCAACAGGCCAGCGGGCGTGAAACCGCTCAACCTCGTCCACCGTCCATGTATGGAAGCCCTGGTTTTTGATTTTCGGCCGACGCGCCTGATCCACCGGGTTGACGGCCACGAGCTCCACCGACACAGCCCAGCTGAACAGTTGGCTCATTACTTTGCGGAACGTCGCCCCGGCGTGCGGCAGCTTCCGGTCGATTGCCTCGTTGATATGTTTCTTGCCGATCGCCTTGAACGGGACGTGGCCTGCCTCACGCACGACATGCTGCAGGATATTGTCGCGCATGCGGCGCGTCGAGCCCGCCAGCTGCGCCCAGTGCGCCGACCGTTTGTAAGCCTCAATCAACCAGCGCAGAGTGCGCGGGTCAGCCTTGGAAGGCGGCGCAACGGCAGCGCCCGTCAAAGCGGCGGCATAGGCGGCGTCGAAGCCGGGATCATTCAAATCCGGCAGGCGCGTCCAGGCGCCATGACTTTTGCGGAAATAAAACATGACCTTGCCGTGCCTGGTGCGGACACGGTTGACGTAACGCGGCAAGAGCTTGGGCATGACGGTCACCACAGTTTGATTTCGCCAGCATAGTGAGTCTGGCTCCTGTTTTCCGCAAGTCCTTCATCATTGAATGGCTCTAACACAATGTTTCCATTGGCAGAAATCTCTACTTTCATCTGCATTCCGGCCTGTTTCACTGCCCGCAAAACGCGCGCGATGTCGGCCTGAGTAACCTTTGCAGCGGTGCGCGGCATCAATATCTCCCCAACGTCGAACCCCAGTGCTGCCTGGCGTATGGCTGCTCTGGGCCTTGGTGCTTGGTGCCGGAATAGTGCTCCGGGTTGAACGTCCACGACGGCAGTATTTTCACGTCAGGCCAGTCGCGCGTCTCATAGGTGTTTTGCATCAGCAGATTGCCGACACAGCGCCACGGCTCACCAGCTGCCGCACCCGAAGCTGCCTCGATCATGGCTGCCGCGAAGCGCGACCGTGGCGCCGAGGCATAGAGCGGCGTCAACAGACCCGGCGCCACCTCTTCATTTTCGGCCACCGCATAGGCACGGATGCCGGCATCATCGAACAGCTCGTCTACCGGGCGCAGACATTCGCTGTCAGCCCCCGGCATGAAGCCGCCGTGCTCATGCAGGATCTCGTAGCGGATCACGTCAGCAACGCCCCGCCATTCCTCACGGTCGCGATAGGCGTTGACGAGGCGCTGGTTGCGCCAGGCGCGACGAAACACGGTATCGTCACCCCATGTGATGTAGCGCCACGACGGGTGGTGCTTGCGCCAGGTGTCCATCCACTGGCGCGGTGCGGGACGAGGTCCGACCCATATTTGATGAATAATCCGCGGGATCATCAGACGCCCGTTGGATAGTCGTCGTCAGGCGTTCGAGGCTGTGGCCGGCCCAGCTGAAAACCCAGCACAATGCCGATCACGATACCCAACGGTATCCCGCACAGAAGCGAAATCGCTGCAAGCATTACGGTCATTGCGTGCGCTCCCGGCGCAATCGTTTTGCGATGGCGCGATCGAACATGGCGATGACCTCCATCAGGTCTTTTCCATCTTGGAGGTTCGCCAGCAGCATGTCGCGAAAATCCATCATCACCGCGATGCGGTCTGTTTCTGTGGTGCGCGGCATGATCACCTGGCCCTGCCATCCAAACGATCCGCCACCAGAGTTGCGTATCCAGCAATGTCTCTCCAGCTGTCGATGTGATCGCTATCGCCGTTGATGATACGGGCGATCTTAGACGAGATGAGCATCAGCGCCTCATCCTGATCTGGCGCCAGCTGCTTGTTTCTCGCATCCAGCTTCAACCTGATGATGCCGCGAAGTTCGAGGGCAATTTCAGCCAGATCGATAAAACGACCATACGTCCTGTGACGCTGGTCGAGGATGGCATCGACGGTTTCCTGCTCACTCATCAGTATAATCTCATCACTTCGACGGTATTGTTGTCAGGGCGACGATGCGTGACGACCGATTTCAAGCCCCATGTGGTGCCGGCGAAAGAGCAAATTCCGCCTTGAATGCTGTCAATGTCGAAATCACCGATCGGCACGACGGCAACATCGCCCACGTTCATATCTTTGATAAAAGGACTGTAGTAGTCACGCATGGCACCGAGCGGGTAGCGTAATGGGCGCCTGCTGGACCTGACCACCTCAAGCTCGCCGAACTCAGAACCGTCTTCCAGAATGATCTTGTACTGAGCCTTGAGCGTCTGCAGCATGTTGATGGCCCGCTCAAGCACTACTCGTTTGATTTCTACATCCGTTTTCACTTTGAAAACCTCCTGCCATATTCAGCAATCAGCGCCGCCTCGGCGCGGTTGTGATCCATCTTGCGTTTGAAAAAACTTGAGCTGTCAGGCCATAGTTCCAACGCCTTGGCGCGTGACACCTCGGCTTCTGAGTTCAAACCCATCGCCTTTTTCCACATTGCTGGGCGTACCAGCTCAGTGCGAATGCCACAGGTTTGAAGCACGGCGACGGTGGCCCCAAAAGCCTCGCCAAATCGAAAGGCTGATGTGACGCCCATCTGCGGGCTTGATGCCACATGCTCGATATAGGCCACCGAAATGCGTACATCGCCGATCAACTCATCATGTAGGAGTGCGGGCGCCACGCGCTGCCTGGAGCCCTTCCCATGCGCCTCTTCGACGGTTGGAATGTCAAAGACGTTGAGTAGGGTGCCGTCGCCATGAAGAATGGCAACAGCACCCGACAGGCCGGGATCTATTCCGGCTATGATCATCAGCCAAAATCCATTGAGACACTGGTCGGTGCCTTTGCTGCAGGCGGCGGCACGGGTGTCGATCCGGTGGCCGGTGGCGTGGCTGATGGGGCAGGGGCTGAGGCGGCTACGTTGTCAAACGACGCGGGACGGTCCACCCAGCTGATGATGTCGAAGTTCGGAGAGAAGTTCCGAGTGGTCTGCCCGTTCGGCATCTTGCTTTCGACCATCGTCATGCCGTTGATCTTCACGACGGGCAGCTTGCCTGCAGCTCGCTCTTGGGCGGATAGGTATACCGTGTGCAGGTTATCGACAGCATCCTTTACAGCCTTGGCGGTCGAGGAGAACTCATGCACGCCACCACCCAGCGCAGCTGGCAGCGCCACTTGCATCAGGAAGCCTTCCTTGTACTGATCAGACGGGCGTGGGGAGCGAGGCTCGCCGATCGCGCTCATGACATATGCCGGCGCAGCGCCAGTTACGAAATAGGCCCAGCCCACCTTGATGTTGGCGAGGTCGAACACGGCCTGAAAGTTTTCGGTGATGTCCACGTCGGACTGCTCACCCTTTTCCATGTTCTTACGACGGAGAGCGCGCCCAGAACGGGCGTCGATCTTGACATAGCTGGAGAACTTTCCGTCTCCACTCGAGAAACCAAGCGACATGATACCTTGTCCTTTTTCCATTTACTGATTTGGCTGAACTAGCGCAGCCGACGCCCTGGCCCTTTCGACCATTCTCTGAAGAAGCCTCGCGAACTCTCTCTGTTCTTTTCGATCTTCTTGCCTTGTCCTGTCTCGGATGCGCTCGCATTCACGGCAGCGTGCAACCTTTTTGCTGCCTGCGTAGTAGAGGTTGGTCGCGAGGTCGTGCCCCCTGAAACACCTCTCCTTACCGATTAATGTGCAGCCAGCACCGCGTCGCAGGTTAACTTGGCGTGTTACCGGCTCAAGGTGATCTGGATTGACGCAACACCGCACGCGGCACAGATGATCCAGATCAATCTTTTGCGGCGGCATGTAGCCACGAATGATGGCAAACGCGGCACGGTGCGCCGGTATAGCATTGCCACCATATCTGAACTGACCATAGCCATTCGGCATCAGGTAGCCCGTCCAAATCCAGCAACCGCTCTCGGTTACCGGCTCAATGAATTTCATGATGCGGTCTATGTCGCTCATATGCCGAAGATCTCGAATGCCTTCTGTCGTGTCGTGCGGTCGGAGTAATAGAAGCTGTCCACGTCTGGAACGACGAGCCGCTTCAGCTCGTCTGGTGTAGGCGCCACTGAAAGAAATGCGTCGATCGCTTTGGCAATTCTGACCAGCGCATCGACATGCTGACGCATGTTCTCGACACGATAGGTCGCTGCTTTCTTGGGCGTCACATAAGTAACGCGGCCATCGTAATTGTCACCCTGCGCGCCTGCGTATAGAGCGACCTGGCGCGCGTGATTGTTTGAAATCTCTGATGTCAGGCGCAGCTGTGACTTGAGATCCACGATAATCCCGTGGTCCTGCCACATGAAGTCGATGAACCCAATGAAAGGCAGGGGAAGATCAGGGTGCTGCCACTCGATCTTGTGCTGGGTGTGCGAAGGCTTGCCGTAAGGACGAAGCTCAATCAGCCCCTGTTCGACTATGCCAGGCACCGCGTCCCGTTCCTTTTCACGGTTCGGGTCGGTGGACAGTGCCGACAGGCGGTCAAACTCTTTCAGCGCCAATTCTTGGCATTGTTCCAGCGGCTTGTCGGTATTCATCAAACCAGCTTCTATGCCCCGCTCGGCGGCAGATCCGCGGTGAGCAGCACACCCGACGCTGCCGCGTATCCCCATGATTTTTTCCATGAGAAAAAGAGCCGGCTCTGCCTGGAACAGATTGCAGGTGCTTGCCGAGAAATGCTTGAGCCACTTCGCGGCTCCAACGGCATTGACATCATCCGTCATGCAAGAAGCATCAGCACAAATGCGATCGAGCCAAACGTCGCGAGCCCCAGCAGTACCGTCGCCGCTTCGACTGCGTGATGGATGAACCCCGTGGCGTGGTTACTGCCATCCACGGGGCCATCACAGTCAGTTTGGGGCGATCGATTTTTGGGTTGCCTTGAGCTCTCAACGAAATGCCGTGGAACCGCCACGGCGTCGGCATCCACCATTGTGGTGGAAGGGCGTCTGATCCACCGCTCGGCGGTGGCATCATAAGAAGGAGCCTCGTCCCACGATGGGAACGAGGCCAAGTTGCCCGCCTGCGATCCAGTGCGGCGGGTCAGGGAGTTGATAGGTGCGGCCCGCTCA